TACGATACACAGTCAGTTACTAACATACAAGACTTATTGTTTTTAGAAAACCGAGACCGCCGGTATGACCCAGACGTATATACACTACGCGGGTCATACAGATTAGGCGACAGCGACTTTGACATGAGCCAGTTTGGTTTGTTTTTAAGTGGCGATACTATCTTTATGACGTTTCATTTAAACAACATGGTGGAAACACTAGGTAGAAAACTTATTGCTGGTGACGTTTTTGAACTGCCGCACCTAAAAGACTACTATGCGCTAGACAGCGACTTGCCTGCTGCACTTAAACGATATTATGTAGTTCAAGAAGCCACGCGATCTGCAGAAGGATTTAGTGTTACTTGGTACCCACATTTGTGGCGTGTAAAACTAACACCGCTAGTAGACGCCCAAGAGTACAAAGACATACTTGATAATATCAAAGCCGGCGATGACACCGAGGATACCTTAAGTGACGTGTTAAGCACACTAGATCGATACAACAAAATCAATGATGCTATTATTGCACAAGCAGAAGCTGATGTTCCTGCTTCGGGGTATGACACCACGTTTATATACCATGCACCAGAGGATGTAGATGACCCGGTTAGTCCTGAACAAAAAGTAACCGGCTACCTAACCAGCGATGGTTTACCACCTAATGGCGAAGCCATTGCTGCCGGCATTGAGTTTCCTGCTGATGCTGAGGAAGGCGACTATTATTTGCGACTGGATTATTCACCTAACAGACTATTTAGGCGAACCAAATCAATGTGGAAACGTGTAGAAGATAACGTGCGAACCAGCTTAACTAACGGACCTGATAACAAAACACTAAGAAGCAGTTTTGTAAACAACACCAACGTGAGAATGACCAACCCTGTTGCTTCGGATATTATTCGTGTTGCAGATCCGTATGTGCCAGAAGCAGGCAGCAGCACCGTAGAATACAGAGTACAAACACAAACTGTTATTACCATCGTGGCATACGACAGCACGTACGGAGTTAAAACTTACATTAACGGCATCGGTGTTAGCAACAGCATGTTTGACGAAAACGGTCAAATTGGTTTTGAATTAGAATATGCAGTTGCAGTAGACAGCATAGTAGAGTACACAGTGTACAGCAAAGTGGTTGCAGAACGGCAGTCACTATCAACTGCACTAAGACCGGATAATTAAAAATGGCTCAATCATTCTTTTATGATCGACAAATAGAACGCTTTTTAACACAATTTATACGCATGGTTAGTGGGTTTCGTGTTGAGTACGGAGTTGACCGCAACAACAACGTTACGCTGCAACAAGTGCCGGTGTACCACGGCGATGGTACCAGACAGGTAGCACAAATTATAGCAAACAACAGTGATGCAACTACTCCGGTAGTTCCTGCTATGGTAGTGTACATTACCGGACTTAACTACGACCGAGATCGTATACAGTCACCTACTCACGTTGATAAAATGCACCTGCGGCAACGAACCTACAACGACACCACAGAAGAATATGAAAACACACAAGGCGACTCAGTAACGGTTGAACGCATGATGCCAGTTCCTTACATGCTAGATCTCAAACTAGACGTATGGACTTCTAATACTCAGCAAAAGCTGCAACTGTTAGAGCAGCTGTGTATTTTGTTTAACCCAGCACTAGAAATACAAAGTACCGACAATTACATCGACTGGGGCAGTTTAAGTGTGGTATACCTTGAAAGCACGCAGTGGAGTTCTCGGTCAGTTCCTATTGGCACAGACGACCCTATTGACGTTGCAACACTAAGCTTTAAATTACCAGTGTGGTTAAGTCCACCGGCTAAAATTAAACGGTCTGGTATTGTTAAGAAAATTATCGCCAGTATTTACGAAAGCAACGGCGACTTATCCAGTAGCTTGTTAAACGATGCAAATATATTAGGTGCTAGACAACACCTAACGCCACTGGACTACGGACTAATATTAAACGAAGGCGAGTTAACACTGCTGCGATACAGCGACGTTAGTGAGCCCAGAGACCCTACACTAGAACCAACCTTAACTGATGCAGATGCAGTGCCATGGGATAATTTTTTAGAAGTATATGGCGCATTTACTCCTGGTGGTAGCCAAGTTCGATTAATGGTGTCGTATCAAAACACTGAGGTAGTCGGGCGTATTACTCCGCACTCTACTGCCCCAAATATAATGCTGTTTGATGTGGACGTAGATAGCTACCCTTCGAATACATTAACGCATATTACTGCAATTGTTGATCCACAAAAAGCAACTGTGGATGCTTCTATTACTAACCCAGCAGCAGGCACTCGATATTTAATAATAAACGCAATCGGCAGCAGCACTAACCCAACTGCGGACAGTGCGCCCGCTTGGCTCAGCAACGGTGTTGCACTAGTCGCTAATCAAAACGATATAATCGAATACAACGGAACAAGCTGGGCAGTTGCATTTGACAGCGAACAAACAAATAGCGTAGAGTATGTTTCTAACTTGACTACTCAAGTTCAATATAGGTGGAATGATGGTCAGTGGAGTAAATCGGTCGACGGCGAATACAAAAACGGAGAGTGGTCCTTGGTACTCTAACAGCGAAAGCGCTGGTGCATTTATATACTGCACATCTACCAAGCGATATTTGTTTTTATTACGCAGTGGTGCCAAGTACACAGGAACCTGGGCACTGGCAGGCGGCAAACTACACAACAACGAAGATTTAGTAGACGGTTTATACCGAGAACTCACTGAAGAATTAGGCTACTTGTTTGCACATGCTAAAGCAATACCTATCGAAAAGTTCACTGCTAGTAACCGGGGTCACTTTGCATATCATACTTTTTTTGTTCCGGTAACCGAAGAGTTTATTCCAGAGTTAAATAACGAGCACCAAGGATACTGCTGGGTGTCATTGGATTATTTCCCTAGACCGTTGCATCCGGGATTATGGAAAACCATTAACATTACTGAAGTAAAAGAAAAACTAACACTGGTGTCTAGTAGGTTTTAAATGTCTGCTTCAAGTACAAATTCGCGCAACGTCAACTGGCGGTAATTTGTTAATTTTTGCCAAGACGCCGGCACAGGATATCCACGAGCAGGTACTACCCGAACAAAGTCAACGTCAGCATACATTTTAAATAATTTAGCACGATCTGTTATTTGCTTTCTGCGATGTTGTATTTGGTCAGAATAAGTTTCGTTTTCTCTGTAGCTGGTATCCGGTTCACCGTTGCTGTCAAACCCTACCATATAAACTGTTTTGTGCCCGTGATATGCAGCTAGATAGGCCGCAGTAGTACCCGAGTCTGTTCTGGGGTCAAAAGGTATCGTAAATGTGTTTTTTTGTAGCCTTTTGGTGCCGTTAGGTAGAAAAATTGTACCAGAATACTCTTGTTTTTTTGCTTCCGTGAGTGCTGGCAATTTAGAAATAATCAAGTAATGTGGATGGTACACTAACCCAGCACTGTTGCACCCGTATCTAGTTAAAGACCGACTATTGTTAAATCCTGCTGTGTGTCTGGATATAATACCTGGTCGCAAGTCACTACGACTAGGCCCCGACCCAATAACAATTGCAGCTGCCGGTATCTGACCTGTTTCTGCTAATGGTGTATCCAAATAACCTTTTCTTCTTCTAGGAGCCAACAACAACATTATGCAGCAACCAATGTTTCGAGAACTTTGATTTCCACTGAGTCGGTGCCATTTGCTGGTGTATAAGTTATTTCAACTTGTGTGGTGTTTATTGTTGCACTAACTGCACCTAATGTGGCTGCACCAGTAAACACCACACCAAACTGGTTTACAAACGCAGTTGTACCATTGTGCACTGCAACTGCTTCGCTGGCTTCGTATTCACCTGTGGTAATGTTTTCTACTTGTAATAGCAGTTTTGCTGAACGATACACAGCAAACGGAAAACTAGCAACTACTGTTGCGGTAGTAGTAGCAACCGGGGTCTGATCATAAGTTGTTACTGTACCATTTAATAAATTTAGATTTCCGTCTCCGTCAATGTTTAATCTGATTGTACCGTTGGTTAACGCAATAAGTGTATCAACGTTTGCCGAAAACGACGAGTCTGTTGACCCAACACTAGGGGCAATAATTTCGTGTGTGGTTACAATTTGTCTTACATCAATTACCGATCCTGTAGTTGGTGCAACTGCAAACGTAAGAGTATCACCGGTTACTATGTAATCAGTGCCGGGTATCAACAACGACCCATCAACACTTACCAGTGTTGCATTTGTAGTAGACTCGTCCGGTAATGTAAACACAGTATTCGAACTGTCGACGTTACCGTCCGGGTTGCCAGCAGCGTCTTCGAACACCGTAGACGTAATAATAGTAAAGTCTTGTGCTGTAATCGACCAGAGAGACCCGTCGAACACTTCTAGTACATTGATACTGGTATTAAACCGTAGCGCACCCGGTATAGCTGTGCCGCCGTTGCTTTCTGGTCGTTCTGCTGTTGTACCGCGCGGTACAATAAATGAAGTTGTGCCTTCTACCACAAGTGCTGCACTGTTACGGTATGTGGTTAAGTCAGCTGCTTGGTGAACACCTACTATTGCAACTGGATTAATTGCGGCTGTACCAGGATCTACAGTAAGGAAATCGGCAGTGGCATTTTTTCTAACTCGCAGCGTGTGGCCATTTGTTATGGTATTGTTTACTACTAGTCCCATGCCAACTGTTACATTTTCGTTTAAGTTGGCATTTGCATCAACTATTAACCCCGCTTGCCCGGTATTTGTTATAGTAACATTACCGGTGGCGTCAATTGTAGTGGCATTAAAATTAGTAATTGTTCCGCCAGTAAACGTAACTGTTGTGCCATCAATGGTAGTTACATCAAGATCGTCAATAATACCAGTGTCAGCGTCTATGGAGCCCGAGTTTACTGCGCCTGTTACAGTTAGCGCAGTTAGCGTACCAACTGATGTAACATTTGGTTGCGCTGCTGTTTGCAGTGTTCCTGTTAG